TGCTCGGCACGACCGAGAGCGACTTCATGGTCGTCGCGTTCTGGGACGACACCAAGGACGACTTCCAATGGCAAACTGCTGACGGCCCCGGCTACCGAGCGGGCGCATTCACCCACTACATGCCGAAGCCACGCCCTCCCACCACCAGCGACGGAGGCAAGGAGAAGCTTGATTGGTCCGGCATTCGCTTCCGTGGGAGTTGTACCGATGTCTGACCCCCCCTCCCCGGAGCGCGCCCCGACCGAGCCGAGCCAGGAAGCACTGGAGGCATCACGAAAGCTTATCCAAAACTGGGTAGATATCGACATTCCAATATACGCTGGATCATCGTTAGTCATTCATCAAGACATCGCCCTCGCCCTCGACCGCTTCCGCGCGGCCGGCGTGCGGGAGGAGCGGCTGCGCTGTGCCGCCATCGTTGCATCTGAAAGCTTCAATGATGAGGACGCTTTCGACCGCATGGAGCGGAACATTCTGTCGGGAGCCTCCCCATGACTGACCCCACGAAGGACGCCGAGCGGCTGGCCGACCTTCTACGTCGCCGCGCCGATGTTTATCACCCAGCCCGACGAGCGCCTTCATACTACGGTGACGATGACATCGACCTACTGCGATCAATAATAGATCGCCTCACCAAGGAGCGCGACGAGCTTGTCACCCAACCCACCACCCTCGACGCGGAGCCGGGGCGGTGAGCGCGGCAATACCGTGCGCTGCGATGCTATGCCTCGCACTGGTGGGAGCGGCGATCCTGCAAAAGGCATGGCAGCGATACATCGCTCTTGGATGCGCCGCCGTCGAAATCGCGCTCCTGCTCAGCATCGTCTGGCCCGACAATGCCCCCGGCTGATCCTCTCGCGACGGGCTAGGGGCCGGCGGCGCTGGGGCGTAGATCGCGTGACGGGCGAAGCTGTGACCCCGAGGGCGGCGGGGCCTGCTTGCGGCCCATGACGGCCGTGGTGGCATCCCTTCGCGACATCACTCCGGGCGCCGGCTCCTCGTCCGGGTGCGGCAACTCGCCGAGCGCCGCCTCGCGGAAGATCATGCGGATCGTCTCGCGGGTCGCGGCCTTGCCGGGGCCGGGCTTCAGCCCCTCCGACAGGGCGCGCACGACGCCGGGTTTCGACAGAAAATACGCCCAAACCTTGAACGGCAACTCGGCCGGAATGTTGGTGGGAAAGGGCAATAGTCCGATTGCTCCCGCCGCCATGCCTCCGGCTATTGCGTTTGGGTTTCTTGGATACATAAAGCGTATTTCTCGGGCCAGTCGGCCCATGTCGGCGGCGAGCCCATCAGGAAACAGTATTTCCTGCTGGCGTGGCGTCCACCTCGACAGGGCATTCTCTATACCGTCCCCGGCTATGCTGGTCGTCGCACCGCTTCCGGTTACGACGATAGCCGAATGGAGAAGCTCCTCCCTCGCCTGCTTTCGGATCGCCTCCATTTGCGGGGAATCGTCACTAAAGAAGGCTTGCGCTTGCGCCAGCTTGGTCTGCTGCCCCGGCTGCGCGACAAAGTTGATGGCGTCGTCCGGCATCTTTTTCGGATCGGATAGCTCGGATAGAAAATTCCGCGACAGGAAGGCGTCTCGGGTCTGCTGGGCCGTCTCCAACTGCCGCATCGTCTGCCCAAAATTGTCCGGCGTCAGCGCCTCGGCCGGCACCTTGCCACCGCGTGCGTCCATGCGCTGGCCGAAGACCCGCATCTGACGGGCGACGCTGGGGCCGTAGGTCAATTCCAGCATGCCGCTCTTGTCTTTAGCCGCGACGAGCGCCGCGAACTTGCGTGCCGATATATCACCGGTCTGCGGGTCAACCGCCGAGCCGCCGCGACCGAGCATGTTGTCCATGTCGGCGGCGGCAACGCGTTTCCACACGTCGGGGCCGACCATCTCGCGCATCGTGCGGGCGCGGGAGAGGTTGCCGGGCGCCAGCACCTTGTCGGCGATCACTCCGGGGTCCGGCATGATCCCCGTCTTGGCCTGTGCCACCATCTGGTTGATCTCGGCGTCGCCGAACTTACGGATGCCCTCGCGGTAGGCATCGTCCATCTTCCGCAGCAACCGGATTGCTGGCCCGGCGGCGGGGTCGAATGCCGCCGCCTGGATTGAGGAGTTCACCGCGTGGCGCAGGTCGTTAAAGTCGCGCTTGGCAACCCCCGGCATCATATCGGTGAATTCACCCATCTCGCCGAGAATGGTGCGGATACGCTGCGTTTCCCCGAGCGGCATCTTCTCCGGGGCGTTGCGCAACTGGTTCAGCGCCCGCAAAACCCGAGCGTCGGCGAAGATGGGCTCCCCGGCCTCGCCCTTCGGCAGGGAATCTAGAATCCGGCCGGCCGCCTTCTTCATCGTGGGTGTCGGCACGATGCCGGCGGGCGGCGTCGGGACGGGCGCCCCTCGATTGGCCGAGGGGACTCCGAACAGAGCCTCATCGGTCATCTCTCGATTTGGGGAAAACGCTTGCGGCCCCGGCTTCTCCATCGGCGCCACGAGGCGATCAATCTGGGAGTAGCCCTTCTCCATCGAGCGGCTGAACTCGGCCCTTGCCTGGCTCAGGCCCGCGGCGAAGTCCATGCCCAGGCCGCCGCCCATGCCCGCCGGAGCGCGCCGGGAAACGGCACCCAACTGGTTCAGCTGCCGGTTCAGCATCCGGTCGGCGTCGCGGGCTAGGTTCTCGACATCGGCCTCCAGGTGCGCGCCGTGCCGCTGCACCGCCCCCAGCACGCTCTCGCCCGCTTCCGTGGCCGAGATGCGAGCCGTCGGATTAAGGATGCCCTCGATGATGGGGCCGTCCTCACGCTGCGCCGGCGTCAGATCGGCGATGTCCGCCAATCTCCCGTGAACCGCGCGCCTGTTCGGCGCCTCCAGCGGGTTGTACCCGAGGCGCATCGACAAATCCTGGCCGATCGCGAGCGGCCCAAGCCCAGGGGCCGCCGATCTGATCGGGGGCACGCCGCCAGCACGCAGCACGGACGCCGTCAAGTCCTGCGACTCCGGGGTTGGTCGCGAGACGTACTTGCGGAATGCGTTACCAGCGACGCGGGGTATCTGCGTCACCAGCCGACCCGCAGCCTCCCCGGCCCCACCGTATAGGCCTGCCAGCCCGACCGCCTCAGCGGTCTCTCCGACAGTCTTATCGAACTCCCCGGTCGCCGCCTTGACGCCCTCGGTCAACCCCTTGCCCAGCGCCGTACCGGCTATCGCCCCGGCAACCGCGCCCCCAGGGCCGGCCGGAGCTCCCGCAATCATGCCCCCAAGACCGCCCACGAGCATCGGCGCGTCGGCGTATATCTGCGCCCCGCCCTGCATCAGGTCGTTGACGAACCCGGTGCCCTCGGGGGACATCAGCTTGCCCTCGGGGCCGCGCACCACGAACCGGCCGCCGCGGTCGGTGAAGACGTTATCGGGGCCGTATTTCTTCGCCAAGTAGGCGCGCTTCTCCTTGGGGTTGTCGGAGCGGTACATCGCCACCGCGTCGTTCCAGCCGGTGCCGGTGTCATAATCGACGCTCGGGTCGTAACCTTGCAGCAGCCGCATCTCGCCTGGCAGGTCGCGCGAACGCTGGACGGCCACCCCGGCGGTGCCGCGGGCGGATGTCCCGGGCATCTGGGCGACCGGCGGGGCCGGCCCCGGAGATGCGAGTCCGATCCCGATCTCGGTGTCTGCCTCCGGCGGCGTCGAGGTGCCGCCAAGCGCTCCGCCCGCCGCCATGACCCCGCTCGGCTGCACGGGCGGCGGATCAATCATCTTCAGCTTGATTGCGCCCTCGTAGAGCCGACGCTTCTCGGCCGGCAGCATGCCGAGACGGTACGCCTCGTGCAGCAGCTGGAGTTTTCGCTCCGGGGTGGGTTCCTGGGCTTGCGGCGCGTCCGACATCTATTGCGTCCCAAAGATTTCTGGCAGGCCGCTCCTGATTTCGTCCCGGGTTATCGTGTCCACATCTTCGGCAACGGCCCCGGTCGCGGCGCGGGTGGCTGCAACGATTCTTTCCAGGGTGTCGGCGATATTGTTCAGCGACTGCCTCGCTGCCGTGGGGCTGTCCCACTTTCCTAGCGCCGGCACCAGCTGGTTCATCCGCTCCTGCTCGCCCTTGCTCCAGTAGCGAGCGTCGAGCAGCGGCTTGCCTAGCCTGGATTGCAGCAGTTGCAGCCTGCTCTTGAAGTCGGACGAGGCCGGGTTCGACATGCGCAGCGGGTCCTCCCGGCCGATCACGGCGCCGACCACATCGCTCGCCGCACCACCCGCCCGCCGCGCCAAGCCGGGACCGCCCACCAGCGTCGGATCGGCCTCTATCATCATTGCGAGTTCCCGCGCGTCCTTGATCAAATTCTCGGCCTCGGCCAGCGCGACATCGGTCTTGGCTTGCGTCTTGCCTACCGTGGCCTTCAGCCGGTCAGCCGCGCCCTGCTCGCGAGCCTTGTTCGCGCGCTCGCGCTCGGCCTGCTCCCGGCCGGCGTGCTTCTGCTTGAACTCCAGGTCTGATGTCGTCGCCTTGCCGGCCCGCTCCACCTCCTGAATCCGGCGCAACTCCTGCCTGATGCGCTCCCAATCCTGGCTGGCCTTCTCGTCGCCCTGGCGCTCGTCCACGTCCACCTTGCGGCTCTGGATGGCGCGGCTTGCGGCATCGCCGGCAAATCCGGTCTTCGCCTTCCACGCATCGTGCTTGACCTTGTAGTCGCTCAGCAGCCCCTCGCGCTCCGTCTTGGCACGCTCCATGATCGCGCGGGTCGATGCGGTCGGGTTCTTCTGCCGCAAGATAATGGCGATGTCCTGCACCGACGGCGGCATCAGCGGCTCGGTCTGGGCAACTGGTGCGGCCGCCTGTGGGGACGAGTTTCTCGCCAGCTCGTCTGCCTGCGGGACCGAGTTTCTCGCGGTTGACGCCGATGTCAGCAACGGCGACGGAGCCCCTCCGCTCGGCGGCTTTGTCGGCATGCCTGGATCACGCGACGGCACCCCCCCATGGCTCAACGGAGCCCCGGTGCCGGGATAGGCCGGGCCACCGGGAATATTCCCAATCGACGGTCCGCCCGGCAGCGCGCCGGCCTGGAAACCCCCATACTGACCCTCGAATGCGGAGCCCGGTTGTGTTCCTTGCTGTCGCCTCGCGGCATCGGCGAGCTGACCAACGAACGCCAGCGGATTGGCGCCCTGCGGCATGGTGCCCGGCATCCCGGACGGGAAACCGGATGGCATCCCGGATGGCATCCCGGATGGCTGCGGCAGCCCCTGGATCGGAGTGGGAGACTGTCCGCCGCCCAGATCGAACGACAATCCAGCCGCCTCGTTTGTGCGCCTATCCGCCTCCATTTCCATCTGGAATTTCCGCAGCTGCATTTGCAGCATCAGGGTGCGGACCTGGTTCTCGCGCTCCTGCTGCTGCTGCTGCGCGAACTGGCCGATGCCGGCGCCGAGGGCCGCGAGATTGAACATCAGGTTCTCCGCCCGTAAAGGATTTCCTCAAGGGACGGCAGCGGCGGCCGCGCCATCCAGCCGCCTGGCGGGATGCCGGCCCCCGTGCCCGGGTCCACGCCGAGGATGCTTGGCATGGTCACCGGCGGCAGGCGCGGAGGCGCGAGCACCGGGTCGCCCGTCATCGGCCCCTGAAACGCCCGGTTGGTGCCGCGGAACATCTCCGGGTAGCGGTTCGTGTGGAAGCGGTTCCACCCCGGCATCTGCTGGTTGAACAGACCAAGCACCGGGTCGCCCTGACCGCCCGCCCCAGCCGGAGTCGCCCCCATCGAACCGGGCAATCCGTACGTCGGATCGAACGCGCCTCCCTGCGGTTGCTGCTGCTGCGCCATCCGCAGGAATGCCATGAGCCATTCCGGCATCGCCTACCCCACCGCCAGGGCGTAATTGACCATCTTCAGGCTGCCCGGCCCATCGACCACCGCCTCGGGGTGAACCCTCTCCACCTCGTCGGCCATCAGCCCGATCGTCGAGCGCCCGCTCCAGTGGTAGCGGAAGCGGTACACCGGCAGGCCGTTGCGCAGCCTACCGATCTGCTCGATGTCGCGCTTCAGCCGCCGGTCGGAACCGAATAGGCCCGCCAGGCCGCTAATCGCACCGGGGAACCAGCCACTAGTCGGGTTGAACAGCATGTTTGCCCCACTGAGAAGGCCGCCGATGCCGGACGCCTGCTGATTGAATGCGCTCCGACCGAGTTGGTCGTTGATACCGGAGGCCGTTTGCCCGAGCCCCATGTATTTGGCGAGCTGGTTCATCACCTCTATCGGCAGCGTGTACTGCTGATTTCCCATCGCGGTCGAACTGGTCAGCATGCTGTTCAGGTTGCTGAGACCGCTGAGCGAATTGTTGGCGATGGTGGCGCCGGTCGAGTAGGGCGCGCCGCCGATCGAGGTCAGGCCCTGCGCCCCGGTGGTGCCGAGGCCGAGGCCGCCGGTCAATCCCCGGCCGATGGCGTCGATCATGCCGCCGTAGCTCGAGACGCCGCTCTGCCCGGCCCGGTTCTGCGCCTCCAGCGCGGCGAGCACGTCGGAGATCTGCTTCATGTAGACCTGGTTCGGCATCTGCGCCGAGCCGTAGGCGAGGTTGGTCGCGCCGGTGTAGAGGGGCGACGATGCCTGCGCCGCCTGCGTCTGCCGGCCGAGCTGCTGGTTCTGCCAGTTGATGTCGTAATTGCCGAGCGCGTTGCTGGTGACCCCGGCGGCGTAGGGACCGGACAGACCCGACATCGCGTTGACCGCATTCGACTTGTCGAGGAGTTGCTGCTGGCCCCGGTTGTAGAGGCCGGCCTGCGGGTCGAAGCCAGACATCATCAGCGCCCGGGCTTGCGTCATCATGTCCTGCGCGCCCTGGCCGCCGTAGGCCGCCGCCTGAGACGCGCCGGTCATCGCCTGCGGATAGAGCGGGTTGTCGGCCGCCGCCTGCACCATCGTCCCGTAGTACGGCGAGAAAGCGTTCTCCAGCGTCTGCGGCAAGTACTCCATGCCGGCGGTCGCGCCACCGACGAGGCCGGGGATCGCCCCGGTCACCGCGCCGTAGGTCGGCAGGAAATTGTTATAGGCGTTCGTCGCCGAGCCGACGGCGGTGCCCATATTCTGGTCGTAGAGGGTCGGGCCGTAGGGCGATCCGGTCAGGAACTGCGAGACCTGGTTGTAGCCGGTCGGGTAGAGCGACTGCGACTGCGGGTAGGCCCATGCGCCCGGCGTGCCGGCCCCGGCATTCCCCGCGACCCCGGCGAGCGGGTTGAGGATGTCGGCCCACGTCTTGGCCGCCACGTCCTGCCCGGGCGGCAAATATACCGTCGGACTGCCTCCGCTGCTGCCCGAGCCGCCTGCGCCTTGGGACTGCATCTATTTGGCCCCCAAATCCCACCAGTAGATCGTCGAGAACGGCTCGGCGCCCAGCGACAGGAAGAACGGCATCAGTGGGCGCGCGGCATTGTCGTGCAGCATGGCGAGGACCGCTCCCTCCGCCTTCAGCGCCGGCTTGACGCTGCGCCACATATTGTAACCGATCCGGCCCCGGTTGCGCCACGCGCTTCCCAGGTAGTGCCCGGCGTCGATCGCCAGGACCGTGCTCCTGTAGGCGATGTGCGTCATGAAGTGGAACGCGATGAACCCCGCCAGGGTGCCGTCGACCCGGCAGGTCCACACCTTGAACCGCCCCTCGGCCTCCATCGTCAGCATCAGCGGCCAGTCGGGGTCGCAGACGAGCGCGGGGTGGGGGCTCAATTCCTCCCAGTAGGAGCGGATCAGGTCGGGCAGGTTCGGCTCAGCCAGCACCTCGGCCAGCGGTTGCCAGCCGCAGACGATCTTCATTTTCCGACAGCATCCGACAGATATTTCACCGCTAAGAACGCTGTCGTAACCCCCAACGCCGAGACGATGGCCCAGGCGATCTTCTCGACCCGTGCCTCCAAGCGCCTTACTGCCTCCTCCAGAACCGCGAGCCGCGTTTCGGTCGAGGGGTCCATCGGCCGTCGACCCTCATGGTCCGCGCCTGCCCCACCAGTTGACGCCGCCCCAGTAGGGCGCAAACAGCTGATAGAGGATCAGGATCGCGAACAGCACGAGGATCACCCCGATGATCGTCAGGATGACCGGCGGGATGTGAATGCCCAGCACGCCCAGCACCCAGAGTACCAGGTAGTAGGCGATCGCCAGAAAGCAGATATATATAAGAGCCCTTATCACTTGGCCGAACATTACCTAATCCCTCTCGCGCTTGGCCTGCTCGCGCCCGCGCGTCTCGCCGGCCTGTCCGGCCAACTGCTCCAGGAGATGCGACATGCCGTTGGTCTGCTCCACGACGATATGCAGCCGGCGGAATGTAATAACCTGGATCGTCACGCTGACCAGCACGCCGAGCACCATAGACGCCTGCCAGGCGATCGCCACCCAAGCACCGATGTCCTCTGCCATCGCTACCGATACCAGCAGGCCGTCGTCGTGCTCGCGGCGGAACCGATGACGCTGATGACCGGCGGGATCGGGGCCACGTCGAACAGGAGGCACCCGCCAGCCGCCACGGTCAGCGTGCCGGCCGAGCCGATCGCCGCGGTGCCGCCCGGCAGCGGATTGACCCCCAGCGTGTTGGAAGCATGCGCGTTGCACAGGCGCAGATAGACCTGCGGCGCGGACGGACCGGAGCCGGAGGTGGGAAACGGAACGGTCGCCGCCGCCGTGCTGACGGTCTGCGAGCAGTTGACGAAGGCCCCGCTCAATTGCGCCCGCGCATTCGAGACCGACAGGAACAGCACGGCCGCTATGCCGGCGACGATAGCCCGCTGCGCCCAGACCGTCCGGCGATCAGCCCGCTCGAACGACTGCATCAGATCGCCCACTCCATCGAACATCTCACCGCCTCCTCGAGGCTATTGCGTCTGATAGACGCCGCTGATGACGATATTGGCCCCGGAGCCGCCCGGATAGCCGTTATTGAACGACCTGATGTTGATGCGCGGGCTCGGTGTCAGCTGCACCAAGCCGCGCGCCATCGAGCCGCCCACCAGCGTCCCCGGCAGCACAAAAGCGTTGTGCGCCACGGGAACCAGTTCCGCCGGCAGCGCCACGTTGATCGCGGTGGCACAGGTGCCATTGGTGGCGATCTGGATCTGCACCGACAGGAACACCGTCTTGCCGATGACCTTGGAGAGCACGTTGCCGGTGGCCGAGGTGAGCGTCCCCGCATTGCAGGACAGCGTGGCGGGCGCGGCCGACCAGCCGCCGGTGAGCGCAGTCAATTCGGCGCTGTTCTGCCCGATACGCCCCGACGCCTCGTTGATCGCCCGGCGCACCCGGTTGATCTCGTCATTTAAGGGCGGCACGATCGGCTCGGTGACGTCAGGCAGGTGCTGCGCCATAGCCGGGGACGCGAGGCAAGCCAGCAGCAAGGTGGTAGCGAGCTTCACTTCTTTCGGGCGCTCCCCTTGCGCTGAATCGGCACCTTTTTGGCGAAGTCCCTGAGCTGCGCCTCGGACATGCCGGTCTTGGTCTTCTTGCCGGCGCGCTTGCGGGCGAGGTCGGCTCCCATCAGGCGGCGCTGCTTCTCGCTGGCAGCCGGCATTTTGCGTCTCCCGATCAGTCCCGCGAACCCACTCGGTCCGTTCACGTCAATTGACCTTGCCGACCACGCTCCAGTTGGTCTCGCCGCAGAGCGCCAGCACCTTGTTGGCCCCGCCGCCGGCAATCGTCGCGCCCCAGGTCGCCGTGTTGCTGTCAAGGATGAGCGCCGTAATCCCGAGGCTCGCAGCCGGCAGGTCGGCGAAGGCGACGCCTGGGCCGTAGTTGATGAAGACTGGGACGGTGGCCTGTATTATCAGGCCATCCGCGTTCATGATGAAGCTCGCGGCGACGCTGCCGTCAGGCAGGCTCAGGTCGAACTCGGTGATTGTTCCATTGCTCGACAGAAAGCCGATGCCAGCGCCACCGGCATCGTTGAACTGAAAGCCGGTATATTCGCCGTTGTTGTAGCTCTCCAACGCGCCGAGGTCGTTGATCTGCCTCCGCAAGACATTCAGTTGGCTCAGCAAATCGCCGACGTTCTGCGGTCCTCGATCCAGCGTGATCGCCATTCCAACACCTCAATCCGGCCACAGTGTGTAAATCAGAAAACCCACGCTCCCAGCAACGAAGGCCATCCTGCCAGCGATGCGGATCACCCTAGCCGTCCTAGCCCTCGCCGCCGCTGCCGGCATCGCCAGCCTCGGCGGCCCCGGCGACGGATACGCCGGGTGCCTCCTGCTCGTCTGCTGGTTCCTGGTTCTGCGGCTCCTCCCCGAGGGGCGCGCGAGCCGCATTTGGACCGTCCTCTTGTGGGCCAGCGTGGGATGCGGCGCGATCGCGTTGGTACAACTGCCCTGGCAGGCCCGGCCACCTGGGCCATTCGGCAGCCCGAACTACCTCGGGGCCTTTGCCGCCGTCATGCTGCTCGTCGCGTGGCGCGAACGCGGCACCATAATGGGGCACGCGGCGCTCGGCGCGAACGCGCTGGCGGTCGTCCTCAGTCAGAGCCGTGGCGCGCTGCTCGCCGTTGGGGCTGGCGCCGCCGTCCTCCTGTGGCGCCGGTCCCGCCGGATCGCGGTTGGCGCCGCTGGCTTCGCGCTGCTCGGCGCGGTACCTCTCCAGCGCTCGGAGGCCCGCCTCCAGGTATGGGAACTCGGCCTGACAGTCGGTCTTCAGCGACCGCTGACCGGCTGGGGCCTGGGCGGCGTCTCGCATATCGTGCCGCTCGAGGGCCGGCTGGTCGCGGTCGGCCATTTCTACTCGGTCCCGCTCGACTGGTTCGTCGCCACCGGCGCGCTCGGACTTGCCGCTGCCATCTGGCTGTGCGTATCGTGCTGGCGGCTTGCAAACCAGGACGACAGGGCAATCCTCGCTTGTTGGGGGACAGCGGGATTGTTCCTGTCGGCCTCCTGGGCCATGTGGCTCGTCCTGTTTACGCTGCTCGCCGAGCTATCAAGGCGTGTAGAGATACCAGGGGATGAACCCGACGCGGCCCCGGTTGTCGACCACCGTCAGCCACTGGGAGACCGTGGTGCTGGCGCCCTGGGGGCCAAGCGAGGTCATCGTGGTGGCGACAGTGCTGTTCACCGCCCATGACTGAGAGCCGGAGAACTGCAATTCGCTGGTCGTGCCGGAGCGGGTAATCAGGTTCGCCAGGTACTGGTTGACCTGCGGAATGACCTGGCTCGGGTCCGCCGGGCCGGGGATGCCGGCCGAGTGAAGCTGCACCGCGGCGGTGCCGAGGAAGATGCCGACGGCCAGGATGGCGGCGTAACGAAGCGGTGCGCGCATATTCCCCTCCTAAAGGACGATCCGGCTATATCACGATCCGCGCGGACGTGCTAACGATGGCGCGTCAGCAACCCCGTCAGGGAAGCGGACACGACTAAGGGGAACTTGGCGGGCTTCGGCCCGCTATTTTTTCGCCTCGGCCTGCGCCGACAGCAACCAATCCCATAGCGTCTTTTTCTGCGCCTCGGCGTCCTCGGCCTGCGCCTTCATCATCGCCTGCTGTAGCGCGACCTGCGCCTGGAGCGCCTGGATCATCGGCCCGGCAATGCGCGGATCCGGAGCCACTGTCTGCGAGGGCGCCCGAAAAGAGGCAAACGCAAGAAAGAACAACGCGATAACCGCATAACGCGCAATGCGTACCGCATTCACTTGTTCAATTCCTCCTGAGCCTTCGAATCCCGCGCCGCCTTCTTGGCCGCCGCTCCGGCATTGGCCGCGTTCGCCGCGTCCCTCAGCTTCTGCTGGTAGGCCGCCTCGAAAGCCTCGCACTTCTCCCAGCCTGGCTTATAGCCGGGCACAAACCGCTTCGCGCCCCTGGGCGTCGTCTCCACCTTTCGCTGCTCGTCGCAGGCCTCGTGCGTCGCCTTCTCGTCGGCGGTCTGGGCGTGGGCCGCGAAGGGCAGCAGCAGCGCCAGGATCAGGATCGCTCTCAATTTATCACCCGCAGACAGGAGAAGCCGGCGCCGCAGCTGTCATTGGCATCGACCGTGACATCGACAAAGGTGATGACCCCGGCGCCGTCTTTCCGCATCAGCTTGACGTTGGTCGTCTTGTTGCCGCCGGTTGTGTTGTTGATCCAGAACACGTCGGACGCGGCGCTCGCCCCGGTCTTCTGCTTGAAGTGGAAGCCGAGGCCGGTGTCGGACGTGTTCCACAGGTTGACCTCGGCGTTCGCTGCCGAGAAGTTACTGCCGAGCGCCCAGCCGGTCGCGGCCGACGTTGGGTAGACAGCCCCGATATTGCCGTTGCCGCTAAGGGTGCTGTTGAAGTGGCCCGCGCCGGCGCCGCTGATGATGCTGCTGCCACCGGGGCCGTACAGGACACTGCCGGTCACGGTCAGCGAGTTGAGGTTGAACACGTCCGCCACCGTCATCGCGCCCCGGACATTGAGGATCGTGCCGACCGACTCGACGATCTCCCCGCCACCAAGCGTCGTATCAAGCAGCCACAGATTCGTCATGCCGTTCGTCGTGCCGGCATTTACGTAATGGTGCCAAGCCGAGAACCCGAAGGCGTTTACCGCATCGAGCGCCCCCAGGACGTGAGATTGGTTCGTCTTGGTCTGCGGCGCCTCGGTGCCGGTCCGAACGATAACATCGGTCTCCGCCCCGATGACCGTCGCCCAATTCTGGGCATTGTTGCTGACATCGACGTTGAAGTTGCCGCCGGCGATCAGCGCCCCGACGCTGGGTGAGCTGACGGTTGCCCGGGCATTGCCGATCACCCCCACAAAGACCGCCTCCGGGTCAGATGAACTCCAGGCGCTGGTTACATCCAGCCGGCCGCCGAGCGCGAAGCGGTATCCCTGCGCGGCCGCGCCACAGCAGACCTGATAGACGCCGCCGCCGAACAGGTTGGTCTCCGCCCCGCTAACGTTGTCGCTGGCGATCAGGAACTGGTTGTACCAGGTGTCGGCCGTGACGGTGCCGGCAACAGTCTGCGAGGTCTTGAGGCCCTGATTGAGGGAGCCCGGCACCGGGTTGAGCACGATCGAGCCGCCGTAGGTCCACGTCGTGCCGGGGTCGCCAATGCCGGTGCCGAGCGTATTCGTCCAGACCACCGGATGATTGACTACCGTGGGCGGCGTCCCTGGGCTGAGAGATGTGCTGTAGCAGTCGCGCAGGCTGGTGAAATTCGCGTTGACCTGGGTCGCGTTGAACGGCGCGCCCTGGGCGAAGATAAAGGGGATCGGCGGGCAGGCCGCCTGCGCCGCGGCGGGCAGGACGACCGCCAGCGCCGCGGCAAACGCGAGAGGCACCCGCATGCCTATATCTCCACAATCTGAACCGAGACGCCGGACGCGCTGGCCGTGCCGCCGACTAGCGCCTGCATCGCAATGTCGACCCACACCGCAACTCCCACGGTCACGTCAATGACGCCGGATACGCTAAACGGAGCCGCCTGGGCGACTGTATCGCCGTCAAACTTGACATCCGGCGAGTTGGTGCAAAGAGACGTGCCGGTCTCGGCAGCCCCGTTAACCGGCGCTGCGCCAGTCCCGTACTTCGGCCTCACACGCGAGCCGGAGGTGGCGGCCGTGTTCTCCATAGTACCCCAGATCGTCACCCAGAGGCGCCCCGTAGCCGTTGGGGTGATCGTCGCCGTCGCCCCCATGCCCATCATCTCGAAGGCCGCGGTATTGGTCGTCCCGGCGGGAGATTGGTGAGCTAGATTGAGACTGGCTGGCCTCGCAACCGGCGCCAAAACCCGCCAGGAGGTCCCGTCGTATCCAGCGAACACAGCGAACGCGCCGGCACCGCCGACGATCGCCCCCGGAGCCGAGGTGCTGCTGTTCGTAATGTACGAAACGCCGCCTACTGGCACGGTCGGCAGATTTGCGAATGCGCGCGCTCGCAGGACGAACCCATCGACGCCGAGGGTGCCGGATCGGAGGCTGTAAAGCGCCCCGTCCTCGACGGAATAATCCGCCCCGCCATTGCCGCGGTCGTAATAGTCGATAAAGATCGCCTCTGCCGGGTTCGCCCACCCCGTCGCGCGGATTTTGAGGCCGCCCTGGCCGGCGTCCATGCCAACCCACTGATGGTTCCGACAATGGCCGCTTGTCGCCCAATCTCCCCCGAGCAGGTCGATGCTGCTCGGGTTGTGCGAACTCGTGCCGGAGCGGACCTGCATGTAGATCACGGTGTTGTGATCCGAGCACCCGCCGATAAAGCCGGTAGCAGTCGCAAGCGTCTTGATCTGGATGTGCTGGTAAACGGACAGGTCGTGGTCGCTCTCGATGTCGTAAGTATTGGGGAACCCCCACCAAATCCCGTAGGTGTTCAGGTCTCCCGTCTCGTAGCTCGTGCGGAACGACTCGAAAACGTTGAAGATGCTGTCCACGCCGGCGTCGTTGCCGTGGATGTCCATCCCGACCGTGGTGTGGCCTTTCATATCGACCGGATGCCACCGGCTGGCCGCCGCAGCGCGGGCGTAGTAGCCCTTGCTGGCCGCACCGAGCCCGTCGAGGGTGAAATACCCGACGCGCATGTTGTCGGCCCGCCCGGCGGCCTGAGTACCGAGGAAAATTTGCGGCTGGCCCGCGGCGCCGAGCCACATCAGCTGCGTATTTTCTATGTCCGTGCCGATGAGGACATTCCCGGTAAGCATCGTTAGCGTTTGTGCGTGGCCAACGATGCCGGGCGGGAGGTATACCAAAGTGCCGGCGTCAAGGGCCGCCTGTATGGCCGGGCCGTAATCCGTCCCGCACCCCCACGTTGCGCCGACCACCGTCGCCGACGCGGCGAGGGCAAGCTCTACCGTGGTCGCGTTGGTGACGCTGGCTATCGTGGTTACGAGATTTTCCCGTATCCAAGTGGGAGCGGCGGTAGCGAGGACCAGGCCGGTACCGCCTGCGACCGGCACCGCGGGAGGGACGAGAGACCCGGCCCGCACGCTCGCCCCGCTTTGGCTGATGGTGGCCGGCGGCGGGTCCGACTGGCTCCCTCGGTTTACGATGTAGAACTCCACAACCACGCCAGCCGAAACCTCGACCACGTAAACCTGCGCGCCGTTGGCGAAATCCACCAGATCGCCAACCGCGAACCCGGCTCCGCCGTTGCTGACGGTGGCGCTGTTAAGGAACCAATTAGCCCCGGCCTCGCGGATCGAGATCAGCTTGCCGACATCGCCGGCCACGAACCCCGCGCTGGCCGAGACAAAAGTGGCGTCGCCACTGGTGATGCCGCCGTCCGACGCGATAAAGCCGTCTACCGTGGCCGGCGTGTAGAACGGCGTCACCGCCAGCAGATCGGCATATTCGGCGTAATACGCCGTGGCCGCGCGCACCACGGCGAGGCGATCGGTGGCCTGCACCGCCCCCGGCAACGCCTCGGTGAGGACATCGCTCGTCAGAAAAGTGCCGAAGGTCTCGCCAGCCATTCTAATGCGGCCTCAGGTTCACGTTGCCGTTCGAGCGCAGGATGGTAACCCCATCGTTCGCCAGCAGAAAGAACTCCTCATCCGATGGCGCGACCGGGATTTGCGGCACCTGGAGCAGGTAGCCCAGCACCTGATAGCGCATGTAGAAATTGCCCAGCGTCACGGTCGCGCTCGAGAGGCCCCGGATATTGACGCGGCCCTGCTTGAAGACGAGCGGCAGGGTCCACGGGATCTGCCGCTGCCGGATCGTGCCGGGGTCGGGGCCGGTCAGGGTGACGCCGAAGATCGCGGTGCCCCACAGCGCTTCCGGCACGTCGAGGCCGCGAAGGGTCACGCCGTCGAGGGGGCCGCGGATCTCGTCGAGGAAGTCGATCTGCGTCAACTCGTCGGGCTGGAGCGCCACCATGATCGCCGATTCGATGATCGTGTTCTCGCTCATCTCGCCGCTGTCCGGCAAGAGCGAGGTCTCCCACTCGTAGATCAGCTGCTGGCCGTTTTCCTCGTAGACCGAGTAGACGCGCGGGATGTCGTCGGCCCGCTGCACCACGAGGCGCGTCGACGATGAGACCAGAAACGTGTCGTTCCAGACCTCGACCAGGCTGGCGCCGCCGGTATGCGGGCCGGTCCAGATTTTGCGGGTAAGATCGAACCAGTAGGAAAAGACCGTACCGTCGGCGTCCGGCGCGTCGATCCGCAGGGTGCGGCCGCCAGCCGCCGCAGCCATGCGCGAGGCTTGCGCCAATGTGGAAAAGGGGATCGGCGGCGCGACCACGGAGAGGAAGGGGGAGATCACCCCCTCGCCGTCCTGGCCGATCGGGTCCGAAACCCCGGCCTTAAAGTCGATGAGCCGCAGACCCTCGGGCGACACGAAGAACGTCCCCAACGTCGAGGGGGTGATCGTGTTCGGCGCCAGCGTGCCGGTCGTCACCGGCAGGATGTTGAAGGTCAGGTTGTTCGTCGTCGGGTCGCCGGAAATCTGGTGCATCGCAGAGACGCCCTGAAAGGCGATAAGCGCCTGCACAATGCCGCCGACGATGGGAGCCGTGAGCATCAGGGGAGCGATCGCCGTGATCGGCCGACGGTCATCCGCCATCAGCGCCTGCGTCGCGTTGGTGCGGACGCACGGCAGGAGGCTGTCCGACCAGGGGATGCCGCCATCGGGCGACGCGAACCACGCCCGCCCGTTCATCTGCGCCACGCCGACGGGGATTTCCGGCAGATGGTTGATCGCGGTATCTCCCGCCCCCCACAGCGGCGCAGATCGAGAGCCGCCCACGATCGCCAGCGGGCCGGTGCCGGTGGCGGTGGCGCTCGCACTCATCTCGATAACCGAGCCGATGCTGGAGAAGGACGCGCCCGGGGAGGCTGCCGCAACAGTGGTGGTCGCCGGCTGCGACATCACCATCGTCGTGCCCGAGATGCTGGAAACGTAGGTGTTCGGCAGGATCGCCGAGCCGGTCAGCAGCGCGCCCCGGTGGATTTGCAGAGGGGTCGGGACGGTCACGGTGGCCGAGCCGGCCGTGAAGTCGCCCCGGTTGAGGTAGGGGTAGTAATTCGGGATATTGCCCCAGACGAGGAAGGTCGCCGCTGCTGCCGTGGTCGTGGCCGGCTGGGTCAGCTGGATCGAGGCGCCGGTCGGCACCGCCAGGATCGTGGTGCCGGGCTGTATCCCGGGGCCGGCGATCGCCTTGCCGGGGAACATCTCGACCATATCGGCCCCGCCGATGCCGTCGATGATGTCGGTCGAGTGGCTGTCGCCGGTGATGTAGCGGGCGCTCTGCGTCACCGGATAGATGTTCTTGACGACGGTCCCCGCCGGTATGTCGGCCGCGCCGGTCACCGCCATGCCGGGTTGCACGCCAAAGGTGATGTCGGGTCCGCCAAACAGGAAAGGCTGGCCGTCTTCGTAGTCGATCTCGATGATCCCGTTGAAATCGGAAATGTCGAACCAGCCGAACTTGATGCCGTAATCCGACGGCTCGCCGGTGGTCGAGCCGGGGAACCCGGTGTGCGTCACCAGGATACGGCTGCCGACCTGCGCCATGATCGGCGGCGTCCAGTGCCCCGTAGCGGGGGGCGATACCGGGAGATTAGCGTCCTCGATGCCCGCGACGGTCAGGAAGGCGCCGGCATCCAGATCGTAGGCGAATGGCTGGTCCTTGCCGGCAAAGAGGCCGCTGGACACCATGCCGTAGACGATATTCCCGATCGGCAGCATGGCGGTTACGAAGGTCGCGGCGTTGAGGCTGGAGAACTCTATCGTGTCGACCTGCCCCGGGCGGCAGACCCAGTTGCCGCGCGTCGTCGGATCGGGCACCAGGTTCGCCAGCGCCCGCATCGCGCCGCGCCCTGCGTTGGTCGCGTCCGTGGCGTCGCTGAGGGTTCTGGCTACGAAGCTAAGGGGAACTCCGTTTCTAAGGGAGGTTGCCATCAGCTGGTCGGGGCGGTCATTTCAAAATAGTGGATCGTGACACGGACCCGGCCGTTATTGTTGGCCGGCGTGGCATTTGGCGTAATCAGGATGCCGACTGCGGCGGCATAATAGCGAACACCGTCGATCATGCCCTTGGCTGTCGTGTTCGCCGCGGTCGAGATGCCGGTGCCGTACCGCGCGGCTGTGCCGCTGACGCCGTAGGTGAATGTGGCGGCGGTCGGGATCGCGACGGTGACGCGCACCGAGACGCCAATCACCTGAGCGTCGGCCGGGATCTGGATCGTCGTCGTCGTCGTGGCCGCAGCGGCGATCGTGGTCAACTCGGTCAGCGATTTGACGTTGAGGAACTGGCCGTTCTCACCGCCGTAATGCCGCACCTCGGAAGCCGCCACCGGGCCGTAGGCGGTGTCGTCGGCGAGCCGGTGCTCCAGCACCGTCGCGTTGCGCTTCAGTGCCGGAAACGCGGAAGTCGCCCCGAGAAACTGAAACACCCCCCCGATCTGGAAGGGCGCGGTGCTGTCGCTAATCAGCGCAAAGTTGGTGACCGTGCCACCGGCAGCCGTACCGCCGTTGCCAGTGATATAAATGCCGCGGTTGTTAGCCGTACCAGAAGAGGCTCCACCGGACGGAACAGTTACTTCTAATGTTCTTGCATTAATAGTCCCGCCAGCAGCCCCGGAAGTAATACCCTGTAACTGTACCTGTCGCAAATTCGATGTGCTGGCAGCTAAACCATTATTGGTAGTCAATGTAACAGCAATATACTGCGATACGCTGGTGAGTGATCCACCACTAACAACAGGATCAGAAGCATAAAACTGATAGCCGCCGGTAACAGTCCCCCCAAAAGCCGCCGCTAAAGAAATGGTACCTTTTACACCAACCAATACAGAGATAGTAGCCGGGGTCGAGGCACCAACATTCGGCTGACTGTCAATGCCAAATATATTACCTAAAGTAGCGCCAGAGGGCTGGAAGGTCGGACTGAAATAAGCACCACGTTGTATGCTCGTGCCGGAGGAAGCCAGCGTCCCGACAATGTTTGCCATACCAGTGTTACTGGTGGTATACGTACCGGCTATATGCAACCGCGAAGTCGGTGCCGCCGTACCAATCCCTAGAAGATTGTTAGTATCGTCCCAAAACAAGTTTGAATTATCTTGCGACAATACACTAGACGCCCCGGCAAACAGGATGGAGCCGGTGGTCATGCCGGTCAGCGTCGTCGTCCCCGACAGCGTGCCGCCCGAGATCGTCAGGCCGGTCGCGGTGGCGGCGGTCGAGCCACCGCCGATATTGGCGTAGGTCAGCTGCCCCACGGTAAAGGCAGCCCCCGCGCTCGCCTGCTGCACGACCTGGTTGGCCCCGCCGGTCGCCGAGAGGTTGGCGCCGGTGCCGCCGAACTGTACCCCGACGAGGGTGCCCCGCCACACGCCGGTCGCGATCGTGCCCAACGTCGTGATCGTGGTTTGGCCGACGTAAGACGCGCTGATGTCGATCGTCGGATTGCCGGCCACCCCGTTACCGTCCGTCAGGGTGACGCGGTTGGCGGTGCCGGTAATCGTGCGCTGGGCATACGTCTCGGAGGCGGTTCGGGTCACCAGACCCGTTCCCGACATGGCTTCCAGGGCGGCGAGGTCGTTGCCCAGGGCGAAGGTGACCGTCCCGGCACCGCCGGTGATCGTGATGCCGGCGGCCGGCTGCGTGAGTGTCGCCGCGACCGGCACCAGCCCCGTCGAGCCGATCAGAAGCTGGCCGTTGGTCAGGGCGAGCCCGCCGAACGTCCCGGCATTGTTGTACTGGATCGAGAGCGACGCCCCGCCAGGCGTCTGCGGCGCGGTGCCGTTAGCCGCCGAGGTCAGGCGCCCCTGCTGATCGACGGTCAAGCTGGCGTAAGTGTATGCGCCTGGAGTGACCACGGTGTCCGCCAACTTCGGCGCCGCGTCCGAACGCATGTACGTCGCGGCGGCGCCATTGATTGCGGCGGGGCCGACCTGGGCCGTAGGGTTGGCCGCGCTCGCCGGGGCCGCGCCGTTCGATGCGGCGGTCAGCCTTCCCTTGGCGTCGACCGTCAGGTTGGCGTAGGTGTAGGAGCCAGCCGCGACCGCAGTGTTCGCGAGGGTGGCGGCGACGCTACCAGCCCCCGGGCCGGCGGTCACATCGCCGGTCAACTGGGTGATGCCCCCGGCGACCGTGCTTGCGATGGTAATCGTGTCGGCGGCGACAGTGAGCGTGACGCCGGTGCCGGCGATAAGGATCTCCGACAGCGCATCCGCCGTCAGGTCGGCGGTGCCGCTCCCGGTGAAAATGCCCGGGCCGACCGGAGTGGTGACCGTAACGTCGACGGTCGTCATGCCAGTTCGCGTTCGAGGTAGGCGACAACTGCATCGGCCCCCTCAAGCTGGCGGCGAAGCCTCGCAGCGTAGGCACGCATCTCATCGAGCGTCTTATTGTGCTTGATGATATTGGCCTCAGCCGAGATCACCCGAACATTGGACTGCACGTAACCGAGGGCCGGGATTAGGCGATCCAGAGACGGAGACTCCCGACCCGACCCCTTTCCCTTCGTCTGCCTAATAGGCACGCCAAGAACGGGACAAACTTCTGGAAATTCGATCAACCTCCAATCCAAATCGAACGGAACTCCGAGCCTCGCGGCACGCGTCTTAGCGGCGTATACCATCGCCCTGACAGGGTAGCTTGCGTACTTCTCGGCCTGCTTCCGCTGATTGTAGTCCTCGTGGCGCGCGAACCACTCTTTCTGGTATGCGGCCCTCTCCGCCTTCATTTCCGGCGTCCACTTGCGGCGCTGAAGGCGGGCAGCCTCTCGTTGCTTTGCAACGAAAGCCGGGTCCTGCCGCTTCTTTGCGACCCACTCCCGATTGGCCTTGCGATGCCAGTCTGGATGAGCCAGCCGATACTCCTTGGCTTTCTGGCGATTGATAACGGGGTCTTTGCTGCTCGGCATGCCGCCGCTCCCTCAGCATATCGGGAGCCCCAAAATACCACCCAACGCCATTGTCAGCAATACCAGCCAACCCTGATGCTTCGTATTGCGCGCCCGGTCGTAGGCCGTCCCGCCGCCGAAATTACGCTGGTCGAGTTGAATCTGCTGGCTGCGGTTCGTTTTGTCGTCGGCTTTCTGCAAATACTTGCGTATCCGCATGTCGGCCAATCCGTGCAATGAGAGGGCGCGCTGGTCGTCGCTGATCTCGCACAGGCGCGAGGCGAGTTCGGTAATCAGATACCCCTCGTCGGGAAACCACGGCACCGTCTGCGGGTTGACGATGGGCGGCATCTGCCGCTGGTACCGCACCGTCGCCGGATAGGAGCCGAGCGGCGGCGGGTAGACATAGGCCACCGGCGCGATGCCGAAGAAGACGCTGGCTCCGTCGAGGCTTTTCGAGGTGTCGAGCGAGAGCGTGATCTGGTTCGTCGTGGTGTCGATCGCCAGGATCGTCGAGCCCGGCTCGATCCCCTCGCCCGCCGCCGACAGGCCGACCGTCAGACCCGCCAGGCTCACGGTAGAGCCGTCCGCATTGATGATGTTCGAGACCGTGCCGTCGGTGCCGGTGATGTCGCCGACAGCCGAGAGGATGATGCGCTGCGTCAGCGGGCCGCCCATGTCGGTCGCCCACAGCGACGGGGTGGATTGCGACGGGAACTGCGGGAACTGGTCAAACTCAGCGAGGTCGATCGGCGTCATGTAGATCGGCTGCCCCGACGGGAAAGCCGGCGTCGGGTAGAGATACCACGCGGAGCGCGACGCCCCGGTCGCCCCGGACGAGCCGGAGGTGCGCAGGTAGTCGAGCGGCAACGAGTAAGGGCCGCTGCCGTACATCGTCGCCAGCGCCGGGTTGAAATTGAAATTGTAGACGCCGCGGGCCAGCGCAAAATCATGGTGCTGGCAGAGGTCGGAGAGGATCGCGTTCAGGTTGCGGATCGCGAAGGTCGTCGTGTAGCCCGGCACCTTGGCGCGATAGACCGCCTCCTCGATTTGCTGGAAGGCGGTCAGCATCGGCTATTCCGCCGCGGCGAGGAACTCGCGCGTCTCGGGGAACAGCTCGGGCGGCTCCCGGCCGGCGATGATTGCCTCCATGTACGGGATGCGCAATTCGTCGGCCTTGATCAGCGCCTCGGCATCGGCGATCTGCTTGTCCCACTGCGCCACCGCGTTGACATCGGTCTGGAGCGGGACGGCCTCCTTGCGGCGGCCGGCGCTGATCTGCGAGACGTGGGCGTTGAGGTTCGCCTCGGCCTTCGCGCGATCCTTGCGCAGATTGCCGATTCGTTCCCGGTTCGACAGGAGGCGCGCCTTGTGGAACGGCAGGTCGTGCATCGCCTTCCGGCGCTCCGCCGCATCGCCGACCAGATCGAGCACCTTCCGCAATTCCTCGGGGCCGTCGTTGGTGTCAGCCCCGATCTCGTAGGCAAGCGTCTGCCCCTCGGCAATCTGGATCTGGTAGGTGACCCGCATCTCGCTCACTGACGCACTCCATGCTCGTCAAACCCGCGCGACTCCAGCATGCGGCGCAGGCTGCTGAGGCGGCCCTCGCCCTTGAAGTCGAGTTCGTGCTGCCCCATTCGCCAGATCATCTCGCGGACCGACAGGTACTCGCCCATCGTCATCTCCGCTTCGACGCCGTGCTGGTAGAGCTTGCCGTCGATCCGCAGCCCCTCGTCACCGATGCGGCTGTCGTTGATCCCGGCGAGGAACGGCAGCAGGACCCGGAAGCGAACCTTCTGGTTCATCCGCTCCTGCCATGCCAATTGCTCGACCTTCTCCTTCGGCAATAGCCCGGCCGCCGCCTTGGCGTGGTGCAGCGCCTTGGCCGCCGCCGCCTTCCGCAATTCCTTGCGCCTCTCGTCATCGGCCTGCTTCACCGCCGCGTCGAAAGCGCCGCGCAATTCCTCGACCGACAATAGCTCGCGGGTCTCCTCGGAGAGCGAGGCCATGTAGATGTCGAAGGCGGTCGCCTCGGCGGGCGGCGCGGCGTTGGCCGGCGCGGGATCGACCGGCACCGGGGCCGTGAGGCCGTACTCCGCCCCGCTCTCGACCATCGGCATGACCGGCGGCGGAGGTTCGGGATCCTGCTCAGCCGGCGGCGTGGCCCACTTCGCCCGGCGCTCGGCCTGGACGGCGCGCATCTTCTCGGCCTGCGCCGCCCGTTCCTCGGGCGTCCATTCCTTCTTCGGCATCAGTCTTTCTCCGCCAGCACGTCGCGGATCTCGGCATAATTCTCGATGATCGCCGCCGCCAGAGCGGCAATCGCCCTCCCGTCCAATGCGCGAGTACCTTCGCACCACCCCGCTTTCACGCGGATCGAAAGCCGCTCGTTCACTATCAGCCCGACAATCAGACGCTGGTTGTGTGGGTCCGACTTGTCAGGATCAATGAGCAGGAGACCCCGCAGCTTCTCAGTCGAGACATCGACCTGCTCGCCGCCGGATGGGTCGCTCTTCGGAACGCGGTTGATCGTGACCGTCGCCATCAGGCAACCACCCAGTCGTCACCTGCGGCGGCGAGCGCGGTTATCAAGATGACCCCGCCGGTGTCGGGGTCGATCGCCACCACGTCGCCCGGCAGGATCGTCATCTGCCCCCGGTTCGGGACGTAGAGGATGCCGACGTTCTCGATGCCGCCGATACCGCTGATGTGAGCCGCCGGGTGCCCGGTCGTCAGGTCATCCAGCAGCAGGTTGTTCATCGTCGCGATGTCGGCGGTCGAGGCCGGCCACACGATCCCGGTCAGCTGGTCGTCGGCTGTCGTGCCGACACTCACGGTTGCCATCAGACCGCCTCATACTTCATGGCGAAGATTTCAGGCTTGCAGGGGTAAATCTCGCCCTTCAGGCCCCTGATGATGTAGTCGCCGGGGCCACTGGTCATCATCCCCTCCAGGGTGCGGATTTCGGCCTGATCCGGCTTCCCTGATGGCGCCGAATGCGACAGCCGGATGTCGCCGGCATCAACCGCGTCGAGGAACCACCTCGGAGGATCGTCCTCGCCGAGACGGAAAGCCTCGATCTCCACAACCCTGGAGCGGAACCGCATCACGGGCTCCCGCTGAACCAAGCGTTGATCGTCGCCAGGGTCTCGGCGTCGATCAGGGGCGTGCCGGACGAACCCGCCAGCGTCGTCGCCATCGCATCGGCCGCCGTCTTGATGTTCGCCAGGGTCACCGCCCCGTCGGTGCCGGGGATCAATTCGGCATCCTGGAAGTAGATGGTCTGCGCCATCGGCGCGGCCCCCGGATACTCGTTCTGCCCGTAG